CATCAGAGGTATATAAAGCAATCTTGAAGGACTGAGACGTATCTGAACTAAAGTCCATCTCTCCGTTCAACAGAGCGACTTTAAACGATGTACACATATAATTCCCAGTAAAAGCCATAATATAATCCTAAGTCACGGGAGTTCTATATTGTCCAGAACGGTATGTATCTTGTCGCAATTTACCAGCCCCAACATTTTTTAATAATTCAAGCGATATACCAAACATCTTATCGTAGTTAGCAATAACATCTGGTTCCCCTTTTTGGAACCGTATAGCTTCAACAAGTGCGCCATTTAACAACGCAGAACTTGCGTTATCTCCAAGCCAAGAAGTGCTACCACTTACAATAGACGTAGGGTAATAACCGTATATATGCTCAAGCTCATAATTAGCGTCAGGTGTAGGAGCTAATGCAATCTGTGTTTCGCTATATTGGGCATAAAACTTAGGAGCGCCATATTTTGCGCTAGCGGTAGAAGGGTATGCTTCTTTTAAAAAATTAACGTCTTTATTTAACAAGTATGTATGCGTGCTACTGCTAATAATAGATATACTATAAGTGTAAAGATAATCGCTTGGTAAAGTGTATAGCTTGTTTGTAGATACCAAAGGGCCAGTATCTACCTTACGTAAAGCGGGTATTTCTACCGCATTATATATTTTCTCTTCTGCTTGTTGCGTAAACATAGCAAGTTGGTCATCTGTAAAAGAAGTCTCACAAATATCCTCTATATTTGTTTTGAGCGAAGAATAATTCATATCTTATCCCATCGGCCCTCTTGAAAATAATCCTTTAGTGGCTGCACCTGTGCCACGTATTTTAACTTTCCGTCCTTTAGAGTACTTTATTACTTTACCCCCACCTTTCATATTTCTTCTCGCCACAGCAGCATCTTCATAGCCCTGTCTAGTGTATGGGAAGTGCTTATTTCCAACTTTTGGCATATTTATCTCCTAGCTAGTTGTTACTGTTACATCACCTATAGCTCCAGTTGCTTCTAGGTTATTAGTGGTTAAATCATATATATTCTTGCCATCACCTACAGGGTTCCAACCCCATTGTATATTTCTATTGCTATCATACCCTGTAAAATCAGGACGCGGATTACGTATTGCTTGTGGATCGTGTACAGGGCGCATCCCTAATTTATTTTGCGGATGGTCTGGACTCCAACACTCACGACACGCTTTTATGTTTGTATCTTTACCTTTTTTGATTATGTTACGCAACTCTTTTAATTTGTAACGAAACCCACAAACATCACATTCTGCTATCGCTTTATCGTTAGAGGCAAACGCTCGTGCCATGTTAAATACTACTTACACGAGGCACAAAGATAGCGGAGGTTTTCTCTCTGTCTTCACTTGCAGCTCTATCAAACTCTTCTTCATATGCGGCCTTCAGCATCGGTACTCTTTCAACAAGTTCAGGAACTTTCATGGCTATATGGTAAGCCAATCCTGCCACAAGGCACGGTAAAAACCTAAATGTCATGTCTGCTGTCTCTACACCATTACCCGCGTCTTCTACTCTACGTATACGCCAATACGCAAATATATACCCACTCTTATCAGGCACAGGCCACACATTAATTTTTGGAGTAGCCAATCGTTCAACCCATACCTGGATAGGTCTACCTTGTGTTAACTTGTTTGGGATAGCAGCGTAGGTACTCACACTAATACGACTTATGGTAAGATCAGCTTGTTTTGTAGTACTTCCACTATCAGTACGTACCACATGCTCAAGAAGATCTACCGTGTCTGCTGGTAAATCATACCGTGAAGTACCTGATACCAGTGTTACTGTACCACTATCGATAGTCCACATATTAATGCCACGGTTCTGCCACTCAATGGTCATTAGATTCATAGACCTACGAGCAGTTCTTAGATCATAACCAGAACGCATTTCGCGCCCTGCACGTTCCCACGCTTCTTCAGCAATCTCTGTAAAGTCCATATCAAAGGCGGTGGTTCCTGAAGTCGCCATTGTCTATTCCTTAAAAAACGCTTTTATTTGAGTTAGTAGATCTTTTTTCTTTTTACGTCGATCAAGCTCAATACCATGTTCGCGCATATATGCTTCTAATTGTACTTTACTCATGCTGTCTACATCAACAGCTTCTTCAGCTTCTTCAACTACTTCAGCTTCTTCAACTACTTCAGCTTCCTCAATTACTTCAGCTTCCTCAATTACTTCCGCAGATGCTTTACTTGCAATCATGGCTTTTGCCTCGGCCTCAGTCATTATCGTGTTAGATGCTAACATCATTTTGCCGTCGCTGTTTCTACTCCCTACTTGGTAAACAGGGTCACCATCGAGGTTACTACCAATACTAATCATCTCTAAATCTGTCATATTTGTCTCCTAAATATATAAAGTTTTCTTATTTTTTAGCGTTCCTTATAACTCTGAGAGTTTCAAGGCTTTTATTTTTTGTACCTCCATCATACTCCCAAGCATAACCATCCGTCACCATTGTTATGTTTATATTAGCGTCTCCGTCGTATAGCCAACCTAACATACGACCATATTTACCATCCTTCTCGGTTTTAACCCGTAAAGCATCGCAAGACTCAATCCTGTTTTTTAGGTAATCTTTAGCTTCGAGACCCATCGCTTTTTCTTCTAAGTCTCTAGTTCTACTCTCAGGCGTATCTATACCAGCAAGACGTATCCGTTCTTTTTTAGAAAGGTTAAACCCTAAATCAATAATAACATCTACAGTATCGCCATCAACGACCTTAACAATTTCTTTTATAGCGTACTCATACATGACTACCTCATTTTACATTCACGTATACCTTTACGGGCAATGCCTGATCCACGGACTCTACCGCCATTTTTCATACCACCACCACTATCTCTAAACTCTTCAAAGGATGGGAAGCCAGAATTTACCTTTAAACCACTATTTCGTTCATTCTTTCTCATTTCTTGTGTTACTGCATCTAGATCAGCATCGGTCGAAATTTGCCCTTGTTGCATTCGCCCCTCAGCTTCACGTATCCTGCGTCTTGTGCTAGGACTCATTTTAGGTGCCTTGCCTTTTCTTTTATTTGCCATACCTTATCTCCTCTTACGCGTAGAAAAATGTAGCCATATCAACTACATCAACTGTATATTTAACGCTCATACCGCTATCAAATAAAACACCTTCTGCAGGTATTGTTCTATCTACAGTAGTATTAGCTGTACCTATAGTTCTAGCCTTAAACAAAGTAGTACCATCTTCAGGGGCTCCATTTATAAACTCTACAGTCCCTGCTGTACCACCTGAGACAATAGACATACCTTTAAGTCTTATTCTATTACTACCTTGTACAGCTTGAGCACATAGTGTTCCTGAACCTACTGTTATATTAGCTGCATATTGCGCGGAACACTCTACGGCTGAAACCGTAAGGAATAGTTTTTCCCCTGCAACTGCCTCGGCAGAACTTGTAGAAGTAATAACCTCGGTCATAGCATCTCCAAACACGTCTGTACCTGTAATCGTACATGTTTTTGCATTATCGCCTGTCCCTGCAGTTGTTACAGTAACATTTCTAGCTGCTCCTCCTGCAAAGGTCGTATTAGCCATAGTTGCTGAAGTGTTTGGTCTTGCGGCAGTAACTAAACGATCTGCGTCTGCTGCGTTTTCATCGCTTATAGTTAAAGCAGATACATCAGAATTTGCTGAATGACTCATATTAATCTCCTTTATGAGGCGGTAGGGGTTTCCCCCTACCTAATTTAATTATTGTATGTTCATCCAAACAAGAGAGTATTCTGTGTTAGCGCTCACTGCCATCACTTCTCCAATCTCGGTAAGAACATTATCAGTAGCAGGAGCAACGCCTCCAGCAGTGCCGCCTGAACGAACTGCGATGTTACCAACAACCACTGTACCGACAGTTAGTAGAGCCTGTGGGCCAGATACGCAGAACCAACCATAATAGTCAGCCGTCATATCAATAACTGTTGCACCCATGACACAACCTGTCTCTGTAGCAGGAGCTACAATCAAACCTGTGTATGGATCGTGAATTATTGAAAGTTGCGAACTTGTAGTCAGTGCAGTTGCTACAGCATCATATGTAGTAATGACAACACTAGGATCTGATGAGTGGTCGTGAGCTGGATTAGATTTAACCCGCATTGTTTGACCTTCACCATTCACGTCATTTACCCAGAGATAACCATTTGCATACTCGTTAAGAGTCATGTCGTTACCACCTGTTTCAACTGAGATATCAGTTTCACCTGCAGATACAGCCGCAGTTGCGGTCATGTTCGCATGGTTGGAATCTATTGCTGCGTGTTGAACAAGTTTACCTGCAGTAACCGCTGTCCCGCCACATTGACCATATCGGTAGATGTTATTACCGTAAAATAGTTTTGTACCTGTTTGGAACAGTGCTGTAGAACTTTCTGCATAAGGGTTTACTGTGCCCCCTATTGAACCGCCTTTACCTATAACAAGGTCGGCTGGGCCGTAGCCTGCTGCTGCAGTATATTTAAAATGTGCGCCTGCTGTGTTATAAACAGCGCCACTAGAATTAACAGTAAAATTGTCTGTAAAAGTACCTAAAGTAGAACTTTTTGTTACTTGTTTGAAACCGTTTTCAGAACGAACGGAACCGTTAAATGTTGTATTAGCCATGTAAAATCTCCTTGTCTTGGCTAGTGTCAGTCGCCCAATGCAACTGTCAAGGTAATTTTTGTATTATACACGAACCCGTGTAAAAAGAAAGGGGCGATTTGCACCGCCCCCTCTAAATTATGTTATGCTCCAGGCGAGCCGAAGATCCCTAGTGGATCTGATACACCAAAGCTGTATCGCTCACGGGCTTTATAACGACTGTTACCTGTGTCAAAGTCAGCATCCATAGATGTCGCCATTGGACTACGGTTAAAGTGTTTAAGACCGTTTGGAACGTCGGTTAACATAAACCATGCATCTGTATCTGTTAGATAGTGGTTTACTGTATAACCTTCAGGAACAGCACCGTTGTTGCGGATCGCGTTTAGATCGTTATCTGCTGTGCCTACGCGACCTTCTGTTTCCAACAATCTAGTTGCAACGAATTGCAAGTTCGGTGGAATCACAAGTTTGCGAGGTTTTGCAGCGATTAACAAGCCGCGCTCGTCTGTCCAACCTGCGACTTGAATGATAGCTGCTTCTAGTGAAGTTTCATTCAAATCTGCCGCAGTTGCTGGCTCATTCGAGTTAGTGCCGCCACTTACTAGTGGGTGTGCAGTAGAACAAAGCTCCACTCCATCTCCATAAGTAGTGCCAGAGTCAAAGGCATTATTTAAAATTGTAGCTGCCTTAACTTGTTTTGTGTATGCCATAGCACGAGCAAGCGCTTTAGTATAACGAGCTGATAAAGAATCATACAAGTTATCCTCGATAGCCTCTTCAGTAATTGAAAAGCCCATTGCGATTGTCTCATGGTTATAGCGAGCCGTGAAAGCCTCTTGAGCATTGTCGTATTCGATGGCAGAGCCCTCGTCTTTGACTGGTGCTGCAGAGAAGCCTGATAGCTTAGTTTCTTCCTCAAAAGAACGATCAGAGGTCTCTGATTCAAAGACTTCTGCGTGCTCCTCACCGTACTTTGCATATTCCAAACCGAATAATGCGTTCAAGCCAGGTAGCAGTTCTTTAAGGAGTTGTGCGCGTGAAATAGCCATTATTTATTCTCCTTTATAGGCCAACTGGGTTACGATAAGCATGTCCACCAATGAACACGTTACTACCATTATCAGTATGAGTGCTGAAGATAACAAGCAATTCTTGGAAAGTATCGCTTCCAGTTGCCGTGCTATCAACTACATCAATAATATGAAGTGGTAGTGTTGAGGTGGTATTAATGCTGCTACTAGCAGCTAACTTCGAACGCCCATTAATAGTAGTTAATGTATTACTAATGACTGAAGTTTTATTACCAATAACAGTTCTCCCCAATGTTGCCATTGTTGTCCCTGAAGAGCAAATAGCTACTTTCATTATTAAGTCAGGGTCATCAGCGACAAACGCCTCAATATCACTAGCAACAGTGCTAGCAGGATACTGATTGTTGAATGTTAGCTGGCTAGTATTCGGGTCAGTATAACTACAACCCATAAAAATACCTAGTGTGCCAGTAGCTGGGAAAGCTGTTGTACTCCCGTCACGCTCAATGGTTCCGTCGTTTACACGTTTTACTAAATCGCCTTTTCCAATAGCTGTACCATAATTACTAGCTATTTTCATTCGTCGAGTAGCGCCTGAGTAAGGACGACCACCAATCAGGCCAACGGGAACAAGCCCATAAGGGGCGTCTATAGTTGGATAAGCCATATCCAATTCTCCTTTGATCTAAATTAATTGCCTTTTCCAAAAGTAACCTTAGATTTCCTGTCGTGAAACAAGGGCATTCTAGGGTCGTTCTCTCGCATGAGGTTGTTGTCTACTGACTGTATTTGGTTATCCGTTTGCTGTTTATAATAATCACTGCGCTCGTTTACCAATTCAATCGGAGCTTTACATAACATCAAACCACCAATCACAACGTTATCAGAAAACTTTTCATTCTCTATAGTTACCATTGTAATCTCAGGATGATCTGAAGCTTTTGCAGGCTCCCAACCTTCACGTAATTTTGAAGAAACGTTTGTGGCATCTGCTTGCCCTTGAGTACTTGTTCTGATCCAACGAAACGCGTACCCAGGTTGTGGTGTCGGTGAAGGTAATACTTCAGGACGTGTCCAAGCCTTTTTACGTGTTGATGTTTCACGAGTAGTTAATTCACGGTCTATGCGATTTTCAGCCATTGTCTTTCCTCATTTCTATTGCAACCTGTTTGGCGTATTGTTCTGGAGATAATCCAAGTCTCTTAGCTATAGACACTTGTGTTTGCGTTAATGTCACTTTTCGGGGTGACGTGCTCCGCGTAGCGGGTGCAACCACGTTGGCCTTGCGTTTGGGCTTCTCAACCTCCATTTGTGCAACATCCTCAAATTGCTCTGGGAATAATTGCTGCATACGAGTATTTATTGCCTCGTAGTATTCATCGCTTTGAAGGTCTACACCTTGTTTAGCGAGTTTATTATGTAACCCTAGCGCGAGACTTGTCATCTCATCATCAGTGCCGAACCACGGATTGGCTTTCGCCCATGTCATCGCTCGTTCGTCAGCAACCTGCGGCGCTGGAGTAAATTTAGTATCTACTGTCTTGTTTACAGGAGTTTCTTCCTCCTGTAAAGTCGGTAACTTAAAATTATTTAACTTATCAGTTTTAATCTTAGCAGCCGTTAAACTTTCTTGTGCAACTACGACAGCTTCTGCATCCCCAGACTCATACGCGGTCTTGTATGCGTTCTTAGCTGTTTCTAGTTCAGACTTTGCCCCTTTCTTAGCTTGTTCTAGTAGAGCTGTCTGGTTCTTGTTAACGCTACCTTTTAATTTTTTATTCTCATCAACAAGAGACTGAGCTAATGCTTCAAGTTCCTGTTTCTCCCTAAAAGCCGCTTCTTTAGCACGTCGCTCGTCGTGGT